CACGCTTTGAATCTACAACACCAAGATCTATTCTTAGTGATTGAAAGTTTCCTAGATTATGTGTGTATCCAAGTGTTACTGATACTTTTGTATCTTCCATGTTCATACCCTTCTGCTAAATTGATTCCGACCAAATTGGAATAAATCTTCCATCTTCAGTCTTTGTATATGTAAGTATACCATCTCCCATTCGTCTCGTCAACTCAGCCTTTGTTGGAGTGATATCATTTGTTATTAAATTATCTTTTCTTGGTCTACCAATATGGTATGTAGCCAGTATATCACGTATCTCTTTTACTTGCGATTCTGAATAATAAGATCTTACTTGCCAACCACGCTCCCCGCCCTTTTGTGATCCAGTTGGAAACGGAATAACTCCACGCTTCATTAATGACGGCATATATTTTTTATGTCTATTAACAAGATCAGCAGTTTCTCCAACCGTGTATGCTCGTTCTCTTTTAGTTTTAAAATCACTTATTAGACAACTTTCTAATCTATCTTTTGTAATGTTATATATTGACATAATGCCATTTGATCTGTTATAATGCACGATTCTAACAAGGTCTTTATTTAAAAACCATACCTTTTTATTGCCAGGTATTACAGGGGCGAGATTGTATTCTTCGCTCGTTCTATTTCCTTTTTTAGTAGCCATCTACCTTCCTCCGAATCAGACGGCGGATGAAAAAACTTTCTTGATCCACACACCAAACAATATATCTCTAAGTGAGACACAGAATTGTAAACTCTGTCTACAAGCATTTTTCGAAAACATTTTTTGCATTTTATCATTAAAGCGGTATGCCAATGACTAAGATATTAACTGCTACTGACAAATTTCCAGTCTCGTTAAATCTTACTAACCCTTCTACTCGTGATGTTCCAACGCTTTTTAAAACTACTGAAACATTTTCTCCTGCTGGAGTTTGACCTATATTTTCTGCAGTAGCCACTGCTATTGGACGAAACTTAAATTCTGCTGGATACACATATTCAAAAGGCTCTTCGTCACCAATATTCTTTGATGAGTTAGTTACAACCATTTTATATGCACCGATAATTCTTGCCTCAGAAGCCTTGACAGACTGACGATCTGCTCCTGGAACATCTATTGTTACATATTTAGAAGATGATGGCGATATTTGTTGTGCCACATCATTTATAGCATTAGCCATTTCAAATATATAATTTACATCTAACGGTTGGCCTCTTTCGGGCAAGGGTATTCTTGACATTATTCCTCCTGGATAATTATACCAAACTTATACTGTCAGTATATATTGTGTTAGAATCTTTTCTTTCTTTAAAAATTCCGCCTATTTGAACGGCAACATGTGCCATTGAAGAGCCTTGATTTATAATAGAATAACTATTTGATGTTGAAGAGCCATGGTAAGTATAGTCTGTTTGATCGTCATATTTAACAAAAATGTCATATGATGAAACGTCTTGTGCTCCAGCCCAAGCGACCATAATTATAGATCCTACCTTTTGAATAACTCCCTCAACCAAAGTTAGTTCTTTTCCTATAACTTTATATATAGGAGACCAGTGCGAGTATCTATTTTTATCTTGAGATGCAATTCTATATCTAACTAAATACTCTCTATTTTTACCTGCTGGAGGTAGCGATGCCTTTGGAATAATAACCTTTTTGATTCCTTGATCAGCCATTATTTACTCCAAGAGCAAACCTAAACTCTATATAACTCGTAGTGTTTGAAGACTTAATAATTGTTTCAGCATCATTATTTTTAATAACTGTGTAGCCAACAAGTCCGTACAGTGGATTTACTGATGTTATATTTTCCAATCTTATAGCATCAAAGCATACATAGAAATCATCAGATATATTATTATCTTTAATTACAGTTGTATAAACCTTTACAGTGTTTACTGCACTCCAGTCAAATCCAGTTGTGCTCTTTCTTAAATCTTGTAGTTCTTTTGTGATAACTAAGTATCTGTTAGTAGCAAAATCATAACTATCTAAAATTACTTCCAATCTTGCCCATTGGCCAGTTCCATATGTATCGCTATCAGAAAACTCTATAAGAATATAAACTTTGTCTGGATTTATTGGAGAAATGTCTGCTTTGTTTTTATTGACTACAGAAAACGCTAGTTTCATCTGATCTGTTGGAGCATTTTTATTTAATGCCATTGATGTTCCAGTTATACCAATATAGTTACTTCCTGTATTTGCCTTTAGCCTTGTTACTCCATCTACTACCTCAGTTGAAATATTAGACATAGATCCATTAGTAATTACTATATTATTTAAAAATCTGCATCTTTCATATCTTGCTACCCGCTCTGGGTTAGTAAAAATTCTATTATTAGCATTTGTTTGAAATGCCATTATGTCATTTTCTTCAGCATCTTTAACATAAATCTCACCGCTAGATCCGTCTGTATCGAGTGGCGCATATTTAGAAACTAAAGATATCTGATTATTATATTTCCAATTCTCTGCTTCTGAAAATGAAAATAATGTTTTACTGTCATATGCCCCAGCAGTTGGATTTGCCCCAGCAGAGTAAACTCCTATTTCAGAAATCTCATACCTTTCTTCCGTAGGTAGTTCTGCTGTTAGCACAACCTTTGCTGTTCCATCGTCATCCTTAACAAAGCCACGGGATGTTATTGGTACCCTAAACATCTCAAAGTCTAATGATTTTTTTTCTGAATAATCCCCGAAAGTTGCATCTGGATTAAGCGGTGTTGGTCCACACCCTACTGCAATAAATGAAGCATATGCAGGAGACTGACCCACCAAGTACTTAGCGATTATAGACTTTCCATTATTAGTTATCATAGTTATTCCACCTCATATATTGTATCACTAAGTACAATTCCCTGCTGAAGGATCTGGACTTCTACCTGTTCTTCTTTACCCATATTAATAACATTAATGATTATATTTCCGTCTACTGGATCGCAGTATACTATCTTACAATTTGGGACTTCATTGCCATCCACAATGGTGTACCCAGTACCGCAGTCTGGAACCCTATCGCCAAGTTTGATTGGAAAATTTCTAAAATAAGATTCTGAAGTTTTTTGTAATGCTAAAATATTTTGGGGATTATATTGAAAAAATATAGAACTTAAATTTTTAATTGGTTTATAGATAACATCTTGTCCATTAACTAAATCACTTCTAGATATATTAATTAATTCATGTCCACCTATATCTTCAAATACTAGGTCTGTCATTATTTCAATAGGAACAGATTCATCTGGCATCAATATTAAGTCTGGAGTCGCTATCTTAACAGGCTGAACTGTTGGGCTTGGACTACCAGATAGTGGTAGTTGTGGTGTTGGATCGACCATTACATTACCTCACTTAAATAGACGGTCATTTCAGGTCCGCCTATATCTTTTGAATATTCCATATAATAAACTACATATCTGGTGTTTTCTATTTTTTCAATATTATTGTCTGTATATTTAATAGAAACAATATCTCCTAGTTGGATTGTAGGATTATTAAAAATCTTTACCCCCACCGCTTTTCTTGGTTTACTTATTTTAGACATAAGCCATTTCATTAAATTATTTGCATCGTCTTGTGTTTGTATGTAAGATGTGGAAATTGAAAAATCTTTTTTGCCGTAAGTCATTCTACTCAACTTAATATCTTCGTAATCTTTTTTAACCTTAAATGGTGAAATGACAACATCAGACCCCTCTATAACTGGATCAGACAACGAACTGTTCTTTGTGAAATAGTCATCTACAGTTAATTCGTTATTAGACTGTTGTGTAAAAGTTACTCCCTGAATTCGTAAATAATTGCCAGTTGTTTCATCTAAACTAAGTGCGGTATCTGTAGCATTAAATATCATAAACTCTGCTCCGTATGATCCTGCTCTAAATCCAGAGACCGTGTATCCCTTAATCCTATTAAAAGTTGGAGATAGTTTTGCATATAATGCTGGATAGGCTTTATCATATTTAATATTAAAAGTTGCAGCCTCTCTCATAATGGTTCCAAACTCTTCAAAGTATATACTATATTTAGGTGGTTGAGAACTACTTATTCCAGACAAGTATGTTCCCTGAACTACACCGCTCATAGCATACTTTCTAAAAGACTCTGTAGCATCAATCTCATCGTCAAAAATAGAATTAACGGGAGTGTTTAAAGCAAACTGTGTATTTTGACTGTAGTTATTTGTTAAGGCATATATATTTTCAAACATAACTCTTGAAGACCCACGAACAAAGAGTGCCATATTGTTGTATACTGGAAGCGGATCTTGATCAACAACCGTGGTTAATAAAGAGCCATTCATATAAATATGGAATCTTCTTGCACTTCCTATGTCTTCATATTCTACGCCTATGTCATAAACAGTAGGATTCTGTTCTGCCATCATCCTATACTTACCAGTGAACTTTCCATCATCGACAATAATATTTCCTAGCCCCTCCCAAATTTTTACTGGGATAGCATCAGAAGAAGATGAGTCCTTTTTTATTTTGTAAAACATAACATTATGAACATTTTGTTTTTCAAGTGTAGTTATATTTGCACTACCCAAAGTACTTAGTTCTAAATAATATCCGTTATTAGTTTCTGGATTTATCATTATGGCCATTCCACCGCCACCGCCAGAAATTGTAATGTCTTTATCTGGTGTTAGTCCTGGAACAACAAAGTAGTTTGTGCTACCATTTGCCGTTTGACCTTTGCTAAATCCGTTCTCTATTTTTCCAATATTTCTCATTCGGGTGCCAAAATGTTTGTACCTATTGTCTAATGGTTTATATAAATATGATACAAAGTCTCTTGGCTTATCTGTTACAGAGAAGGCTGGGCCTTGCATTACTAAAGCAGAAGATTGAATT